ACTTTTTATAATTATCTAATTGTAAAAGAAGCTTCAGCTGGACTAGAGAATAATATAATACCTCCTGTACACACACCTTTTCCTTTAAATTTAGCAATATATGAACCCTTTTTTAGCCCTTTAAAAGTTACTACACCAGTTTTAGTAGTTCCAGCTAATCTAAAGCCTACATACTGAGATGATACAATTTTGCCAGCCTTATATACATCTATATTTCCTTCAAATCCTAAAATATTTCCAAGCGTAGATGTTACTCTCCAAGATAACTGCCCACCACTCATTGCAGTTAAATTAGCAGTACCACCTGGAACAACAACAGATTTAGTCGAAGGCGAATCTGAGTTTGGTTGGCCAATTAATTCAACTGTTTGTGAATTTCCAGTACCTTCATAATCATTTCCATCAGCAAAAGCTGTAAATGGAATCATTACTGCGCAAAGCGTTAGTAATAAAGCAATTGTTTTTTTCATTTGTTTTCCCCCTATTTTTTTATATTATTCTCAATTACAGTTTCCTTTCTTTACGTGCCTTAATAATCATATTGTAATTATGCTCAGCAGTTTCAAATGCTCCTACCAAAGGAGTTATAATTACACTTTCTATTAAGCACAATTCATCATAGTTTAAACTAGCTTCTCCAGCATAGAAATTATTTAACTTATCTAAATCTATTCTAGTTAAAACGGAAACTGATTCCATTGAGAATTTGTAAACATCAATAAGTTTATATAATCCACCTATATAGTTTTTTGCTACTTCATGGCTCTTAAAAAATTCATCTTTTCCTGTATGTAGGTTTACTTCCATAATTCCCTCCATTGTTCTTATATTTTTAACCTTCAAATAATATTTACTTCTTCTTCAAAACAGAATATTCTATCACGGTAGAATATTCTGTTTTTTTCATTCTATCATGATAGAATAATATTTTCAATCATTTTTTCTATTCTATTTTATTTAAATAGAATAGAAAAAAAGAACACTTAATATTTTTCAAGCTAATATATTAAGTGTTCTTTTTATATTTTTACAAGATTATATAAAATTATTCTTTAATCAATTAAAGTGTTTTTCTATTTCTTAATAATAAGAAATGATATAAAATTGTATCATTTTAAAGATTTTGTGATATAATAAAAGCAAGAAGAACTACAATCTATTTAGGCGTAGAGTGGAGTTCATAATAAACGTAGTTTATTTTTTGAATTTAAATATAAATTTAAATTCAACCTGTAAGTCACTCTTTGCACGAGAGTGGCTTTTTGCTTTTTTGAATAGTTCACTGATTAAGTAAACTACCACACTAGCTGTTAAACTAGCTAAAACATTAAACAAAAAGTTATCCATGTAACTCACCTCCCCTCGAATCGTTGGGAGGATAATCTTTTGTACATGAACTCCACTCTATAGATTGTATATTACGCTCTTCTTGCTAAATTTAATTATACCATATTTTGTAATATCAGTTAAGAGTTTGCACTACAATAATCAGAAAGCTTGTTCCACTCACAATCAACCCCTATTATTTTAAGAATATCATTGACTTGGCTATTTAAATCTTTAATATCTGATTTAGACATTAAAGGATCTTTCATTATTTCATTTAGAAAAATACTATCAATGATTAAACATACATTTTCTGATAAATATTCACGTTTTACTGAGATTACTGTTCCAACTGTACTTTCTTTTAGTGTCTTATATGCTACACTCAATATGCATGGTTCTAAATTAATTCCTTCTAGTACTGTTTCAAAGTAATATTTTATTCTTATATTTTCATTTCCAATAAATATTTCTTCATTGCTGCTTATCTTCTTTAATTTTCTCATTATGCCTAACATCTTAGCATTCACTTCATAGTTTATTCCACATCTCTTTGATGCTAAACTCGACATCAAGTCTCTTTCTGAATAAATTACCCATTGACCATTATAGGAAAATGATGTTTTAGCGATATCCATTTCTCCTTTTCCAGTAATATTAAATTTAGGCTCTAGTTTATTTATTAAGTAAATCTCATAAAAATCCATAGTATATTTATTATCTAATTCTATATACTCAAATCTTAAATTCTTATTACACCAATTTTCTTTTTTATTACTTAAATGACTAGCGTGTCTATCGCAGATATTCTCTGTTTTCCCAACGTATAAACATTCTTCCGTATCTAGATTAATATATTTATAAACATAATACATTTTTTATTTTCTCCAATTATTATTTATAGTAATATCCTTCTTCATTTACTAGACCTTGATCAAATAAATTTCTCCTAACAGTTTCAAGTCTGACAGGATCTTTGCTATAATCAACTTCTCTTTCTTCTTTTTTAACATCTTCATCATCCCAATACTTATCCAATTCTTCTTTAAACTTTAAATCATCTTTTTGATGAATTATAACTTCACTTATTTTATTTGAAAGTGTTGATTTAAAAAAATCATAATTCTTTGTATTTATAATATCAGTATTATCTCTTTCAAATGCTATAGCAATAGACTTATTAAAAGCATTCAGATAAACATCTTTCTTAAAATCAAACTCTTTAAAATCTTCTTTAAATAGTTTAATCGTCCCTGTTGTAAAAATATTTTCATTTGGTATATAAAAACTAAAAGACACTTCATTGTCCTGCTTCTTTTTAGGTATATAATCTTCAACCAATATATCTTTATCAAAATATTTTCTAGGTTCATAATCTATCACAGAAAAAATTATTTCATCTATTTTTCTATTTTTTCTTTTTTCTTCTTTTATTGAAACAACCATGTTGCCTTTTTTATTTATTTCATTCATTGCTCTTTTTAGAACATTTTGTTTAAAATATTTATACTCTGGATATACATTATCTTTTAATTTCAAATAAAATCTTAATTCATCTAACTTATATTTTATCTCCACTTCCTTATTTTCTCTGCTCCATAGTCTAAATAAAGTGTATAACCTCTGAGTATATGCACCTCTAAAATTAAATAACACTGATAAATTAATAGCTGTATATCCATTTTTCTTTTTCTGCATTTTTACAAAATCAGTTATATGATTGTATAGAACTTCATGCATCATAATTGTATAAATTTGGTCTGTATGATCCAATTCATATGTATTAATTAAACCACTTCCAAAAGTTTTTAACTTGCCAGTTGTCTCTTCTATATAGTCAAATTCCAAAACACTTTGTTGAAACATGTTCAAAATTTCTTTTATATTTTTATGCTCATAATCATTATTGTTTTTCATAAATACTTTTAGTTCTTCTTTTGATATAGTTGTAACATAAGATGAATTTTGCTGTTTCTGAGCATTAAAAAGTATTTTGTAAAATAATTTATTTTCCACATTTGTAAAATCATATTTACTTTTTATTAAATTATTTGGTTGCATTAAAATTTCTTTTTTTTCCAAAATCTATCACCTCATATAAATTATAATACCTAATTTATAAAAAGGTCAACCATTTTTAAAGACGCTCACCTTTGACCCTTAAAATGATGACCTTTGACCCTTAAAATGATGACCTTTGACCCTTAAAATGATGACCTTTCGACCCTTAAAATGATGACCTTTGACCCTTAAAATGATGACCTTTGACCCTTAAAATGATGACCTTTCATCTCTGAAACCTAGATATACCAATTATTATAGCTTGTCTAAAAACTATTAAAGACTTTAAAAACTGTTTTAAAAACTATTAAAGACTAGAAAAGATGTTCTGAACTATTCTTTTTTTATATTAAAAAACTTTAGTATTTATTTTTCTAGTATACTTTAAACACTTACTAAAAATAATTTCTTATAAAAGATTGGAGATGAAGAATTTTTTATGCTTGAAAACAGAAAACAAATTCAGAAAGAAATTTACTTACCAATAGCAACATATTGTTTAAAAGATAAGCAATATTATATAAAAGAATATGGAGCACTATTAATAAAGAGTGCTGAAAATAGTGACATTTTTAATACCCATAAAAATAGAATTTTGTATAAGAATAAACTTGATATTCAAGAAATAGCAAATGAACTGAATGTAAATAAAGCAACAATCCAAAGAAATATAAAAAAACTAGAGAAGTTAGATTTTAAAATTCTAAAAATAGAAAATACCCTAAATGGAATTGTATATTGTTTACCATCAGAAAATAATATTGATTTAAACAAATTTGCATTGATAAATTATGAAATGCTTAAAAAAATGGTCAATAAATTTAAATCAAATACAATAAAAGTATATTTTTTACTTAAAACAATCACTACAGAAACTAATTTTAAACCTGCAACTAATAGTTTTATAGCAGAAAATATAGGACTAAGTTCTAAAAGTAAAAATAATTTAGATATCATAACTTCTTCTGTTAAAACTTTAGAAGAAAATAAATACATTGAAACAAAAAAAGTAAATGTATATGAATATGACAAAGAAAAACTTAGAGAAGTTCCAAAAATAAGAAAAGTTTATCGGATTTGTAATTTTGATGAGTGGAAAAAGGAAATTGATAAAAATAAAGTTTATTAAATATAGCTTAAAAGCATTTAAAGGCTTGTCTGACGTGTTTTAATTACAAACTTGATGTTATTTACCTAAAAAGATACAAATTTGCTTAAAAATGGAAATAGAAGGTCAAATATATAAATAGAGAACCAAATAAAATTATATTGGCTCTCTATTTATCTTCTTCCCAATCCTCAATAAACTTTTCTAAACTTTTTAATTTATTTTCAGACACTTCTTCATCATCATGCAGAGCACTTATAAAACTTTCAAAAGAATTTTTGTGAAAGAAACTAAAGAAACTTTTAGTCTCAACTTTTAAATATTCTTCTTTTTCTATTAATGCTTTATAATATGTAAATCTATCTTTCTTAACAACCTCTAAAAATCCTCTACCAACTAATCTCCTCAAGAAAGTTAACATAGTTGATTTTTTCCATTCGTACTTTTCGCCTAGTGTCTTCAAAATTTCAGTAGATGCAACTTCTTTATCTTCGCTGTCCCAAATAAACATCATAACCAACAATTCACTTTCTGGAATCTTTTTTATCTTCATAAAGTACACCACCTTCTAAAAGTATATCTAAAATACTATAACAATAGAGTTAACTACACAATACTAAATGTCTAAAAATGTTTTACCAATTTTTACCAATTAATTTTTCTTTAAAAAAAAATTAAGCAGGAGTAAAAAAAATAAAATATTATCAAAATTTATCAATATAAAAAGAAATATAAGTATAAATTTTTCTCTTTGTATATTGATTGTATACAATTCTATTTTTGTAAAATTAAATTTTAAAAAATAATCAAAAATCTTAATTTTCAATATTGAATACAATTAAATTTTCAAACTCATCTAGGGCATGACATACAAAAGCAAAAAACATTAATTTAGTATCTGATAAAAATTTAAAAATTGTAAAAGGGGGAAGTCTGTTATTTTTCAGAAGCAATGTAATTGTAAAAATATAAATCAGAATATTTTGAAAATATGGGGGATAAACTTATGATGGATTTAGAAAAGGAAAAACATGAAATAATTGAAATTATAAAAAAATTAAATATTGATAAAGATAAAAGGAATTTATTGATGATAAAAAATTATATCCTTGGACTTTTAAAAAAATAGAAGAATAGCAATTGCTATTCTTCTATTTCTAGTAAGGAATCTATCATTTTATCAAATACAGTCAGATATTTTTTATTCAATTTGAACATTTTAGTTATAATTTCTCTTTCTACTTCATTTTCCATTTTACTTAGTTCACCAACAAGATGGGCAAATTGCTCATCTAATTCTTTGATAAAAAACATCTCTCCAACTCCATGCTTAAGCCATTCTTCAGATATGCTCCAAGTCTTGCAAATGTCGTTCAAAGTTCTTTCGCTTGCATTTCTTTTACCATTTTCAATTAAAGATATTGTGTTTCTTTTTAAATTTAGTTTATTAGCAAACTCTTCTTGGCTTAAATTGAGATTTAATCTTAGTTCTCTTATTCTTTTGTTTTCTGGTTTCATTTCATCTATCATTATTATCCCTCCATATGAAATATTATATTTTAAAAGTGCTTACAAGTCAACAAAAATAAAAGAAAAAGGTATTACAAAATAGTTGACTTGTAAGCAGACATGTAATATAATTGTATTACACAATCAACAAAAGCGAGGTGATTGAAAATGACTGATATAAATAAAATTAGAGAAGAAATATATAGAAAATTGGAGTTACTTGGCCCTGCAAAACTAAAATTAGCATTGACTAAAGTAGATATATTAAAAGAAATACAAGACATTGAAGATGAAAATAATATACAAAATTAAAGGGGTGAAAAGATTGAAAATCTCAGATTTTAATAAAAATCAAATAGGATCAGCAGTTCAATTACAAGATATAAGGTTTGATACAAAAGCTGATTGCATCATTACGAAAGTAGAAAAGAATGAAATACTAGTCATGTATTATGAAAAAGAAACAGAGGAAATAGCATATAAAACTTTGACTAAAGAAGATCTAATACTTGATGACTATAAACTTAAGTTATTATCTTAAAGTAATTTCAGAAGGGAGGTGATAACTTTGGATCTTTTGAAGGATGCAAGAAAAAAAGAGTGGTTTTGGCTGGAAAATGATTTGATTGATAGAGAAGATTTGAGCATCTATGAAAAAATGATTTACATTGTCTTAGCTAGATATAGTAACGAAGAAAGTTCTTGTTTCCCAAGTTATAAAACAATATCAGAAAAAGCAGGTTGCAGTATAAGGCAAGTATCTAATATTTTGAATGAATTAGAGAATAAGGAACTAATAATAAGAGAAAATCGTAACCACGAAGGCAAAAAAGAGAAAAACAGTAACTTATATTTCTTAATATCTTCAAAAGCAAAGGTACAGAATGAAGTGCCTAACGTTAGGCATGAGGTGCCTAACCCTATGGCACCAGGTGCCTTACATGTTAGGCATGAGGTGCCTAGTAAAAAGACTTATAATAAAAAGACTTATATAAAAAGTAATACCACTACACAAAAAGAATCTAAAACTGATTATTTAGACCTATCATTCTTGGACTTAGATATAGAAAAAGTAAAACTAACTAAAGATGAATATGACAAACTTATAAGCAAGTTTGGGAAGAAATACATACACGATAAAATTGTTAGTTTAGAAAACTATATCATAAATGGTAAAGGGAGTAGGTATAAGAGCCACTATAGGGCTTTGCTGACTTGGGGGAATGGAGATGCTAGTAAAGGTATAGTACCAGAAGTTACAAAGACTAAGAATCCTCTTAGTGGATTTAAAGAACTTTAAAAACTAAATAGTAAGGAGGTAGATAGGATGAATGAAAAAGAAGAGACTGTTTATTTGAATAGTTCTAATGTGAAGTTATTCTTAGGCGTTAGGGATATTAAGGAATTTGAGGAATTGATAGAAAATGTCAATGAGCGAATTTGTCAACTCCAAGAATCGATTAATAAACTTGCCCAATTTAATATTGAGTTCGATATTAAGTCAGATATTTAGTTAAGTATAAATTAGGAGGTTGCCTATGAAAGATGAAAAGTTAGAACTTACTGAAAAAGATTTACACTGTATTGCAAGACATTTACAAAATGAAGTTATGGAGATGGTGTTTAGAGGGAATATAGAAGCCCCTACATCATGCGAAGTTTGCGATTACTTGCAAGAATGCAAGGACTATTTCACCCATATAGACACTTTTATAAAATTAAGTGAAATGACAGGTGTAGATATTTTTACTAAATAAATTTAGTAAATTAAAATTTTAGTATTGTAATTGACGTGCTTTTTTAAAAAGAGGACAGTTGCTATTAGCAGTCATTATTTGAATTTTGCAAATGTAATTTTTATTACATTCGCATTCTAAAAGTTTTGATCCAGTGAATCCAGGAAAAGTTTTATATTCACCAGAAAATTCAACTTTATCGTCAATAAGAGAGCATTTTTCTCTTAAGGTTTTAATTTTGCACATATTCATCACCACCCTATAATTAATTTGAACATACTGTCAATATGCTCCGATTAATTATAACATGCAAATTATCATGATGTAGAATTAAAGCATAGGTCAATTAAATTTAGTTATAAAATCAATGAAACAGATAAATAATTAAATGTTAAATAAATTAGGGGGTTGTTCATGAAAGAGGAAAAGTTAGAACTTACTGAAAAAGAATTGCATTGTATTGCAAGACATTTGCAAAATGAAGTTATGGAGATGGTGTTTAGAGGGAATATAGAAGCCCCCACATCATGTGAAGTTTGCGATTACCTGCAAGAATGTGAGGGAGATTTTACCTGTATGTATCATTCTTTTACTAAATTAAGCAAAATAACAGGTGTAAAAGTGACTGCATTTAAGTATTGTTTTCCAGATGAAAATCCCAAAGCTACTATCTAAGAAGTTTTTTTAGAATAGGACATTCTTCATTAGAAGAAGAGTCGCAAATATGACTTCCATCACATCTAGTTGACATTAACTTAGATCCAAAAGTACCTGGAGGAGCTGAATATTCGCAAGTAAGAGAAATGGTTTCGTTTATTACAGGACATTCTTTGCTTATAACTCGATATTGGCTCATACTCTCACCACCTTTCTAATTAATTTAAACATATTGGAAGTATGTTTAAATTAATTATAGCATGTAAATTATCATGGTGTAGAATAGTTTCAAATCAAAAGAAGCAACTAAATAGTTAAAGACAGGAGGTATGCTAAGTGGAAAGAAAAAAACATGAATTTACAGATCAAGATATACAAAGACTTATTGAAGGATTAAGAACTGATCCAAAAATAAGAGAAATGATATTTAAAAGTAAAGGTTGTGAAACTAGAACAAGTACAAGAAGTAAATGCGAACAATTTGTTGAAGAAAAACTTGCTTATAGAAGTTATGGATTTGAAACTCCAAAATACTATGCAAAACTTATTGCCGACATAATTGATATTTTAGTTTACAAAAATGTTCCAAGAGATCGTATTTGTGGGGTATTGTATGACGTCGAAAGGGTGATTCCTTTAGTTGTGACATTTTAATAATAAGCTGGGGGTGATTAAATGAATTACTCTTTAGAAGCAGAGCAAAACATTCTAGGAAGTTTTCTTATAAATGACTCTATAGGTTACAAAATAAGGGAATTAAAAGAAAATGATTTCTACTTTGAGTCACATAAAATTATTTTATCTTGCATGAAGAAAATAATTGACTCAAATAAACCACTAGATCTTTTGCTTTTAAAAAATGAATTAGAAAAAATAGATAGATTAGTAGATATTGGAGGCGTTAGTTACATTACCAGTTTAACAACTATAGTTATAACTACTTCAAACATAGATCACTATATAAAAATCATAAAAGAGAAGTTACTTAAAAGACAAATTTCAGAGTTAGCAAATGAATTAATTAATAATTCAAATTCAGATACAAGTATAGATGAATTGATTATAGATATAAACGATTTAAAAGCACTTGTGACGACGAGCAGTAGTGTAAATGATAATTACATTGACGCATCAAAAATAAAACGTGAAAAAGGCGTACACAAGTCCATAGACACGGGTTTTAATAAACTAAACAATATGCTAGATGGATTTAGATATGGAACTCTTACAATTTTAACTGGTAAACCTGCATCTGGTAAATCAACTATAGTTAACCAGTTTATAGCACAAGCAATTACGAATGGAGAGAAAGCATTTTTGTATTCTGGAGAATTACCCTCTTTCATGTCTATGGATTGGTTTAGAAAAACTGTAGCTAATGATTATCACATAAAAGAATATAAAAGTGTCTATGGAGGAACATACACAGATATTCCAGATTACGCCGTTGAGCTTATATCAGACTGGATAGAAGATAAATTTTTTCTCTATGATGAAGATGCAATAAGTGATGAAGTAAATCTACTAAATACCATAGAGCATTTATATTTAAAAAAAGGGGTTAGGTTCTTTGTTCTTGACAATCTAATGACAATAAAAACTGGCAATAAGGCAGATAAATATGAGAGACAAGAGCAGATAGTAAGCAACTTAAAAAATCTCGCTAAAAAATATAACTTAGTAATAGTTTTAGTTGCACATCCTCGTAAAAATATGGGTGACATGAAGCCAACTATGTATGATGTGTCTGGAGCAAGTGAGATTGTTAATTATGCAGATTATATTTTATCAACTTACAGAGTTGTTGATGAAGAAGAAGAGACAGACGACACTTATTTATTAATTTTAAAAAATAGAATAACAGGAAAACAGAATATAAGTTTTAAAATGAATTTTTCAGAAAGAAGAAAAAGACTTTACACGACTAGTGAGGAGTTAAACAGAGATTACAAATATGATGTAAATAAACAATATGTTCAAGTAGAAATTCCAGAAGATGTATTTTAAAAAAAGTATAAAAAATAGGAAATTTTATTAAGTAATGATTTTATAAGAAAAACCAATATTGAATAATTTAAAAATTCAATATTGAAAAAAATCATTTTTCAATATTGAAAAACGGATTTTGAAAAAGTATTGAATTTCAATACTAAAAAAAGTTTGAAAATATAGCATTTACAAGGTTTATATAAATTAATTTCCTGACAATGTACACACAGGTTTAGATATGCTAGCAAAAAAACTTAAAAGTAGTGTAAGGATAAAAAGGCTATATAAATTTATAAAAAGATTTAAAAGTGTTATTAAATTAGAGCTAAAGTTTATTAATTAATTTCCTCGTAGAAAAATATTATTTTAAATAAATAAAGGAGTGATTTTACATGATAGCATTAGAAAAATTTGCAGGTGGAGTTCTAAAAGAAAAGTTTAATACAGAGTTACAAAAAGTTTTAGATAACATTGCAGATCCAAATACAGATTTTAAAAAAACAAGAAAAATTAGTTTAGAGATAGTGTTTAAAGCAAATGAAGATAGAGATCTTGCTGAAGTAGATATAAAATCCAAAGCAACTATAGTAGAAGCAAAGGCTACAACAACTAAAGTTCTGATAGGAAAAGATTTAGAGACAGGAAGAGTTGAAGCGTCTGAATTTAAAAATCAAGTAGCAGGGCAGTTGGTCATGGATATTCCAGATAGTGAAGAAACTAATGAAACAGAAGAAAATAGTGCTGGTGTAATTGATTTCAGAAATGCAAGTTCAAAGTAGTTTAAGAAAGTAAGTAAAATATAAATTTAAATAAAAAAGGAGAATAAAAAAAATGATAAGAAATGCAATGGAATATTTAGTTAAGTTAGGAAAAAGAGAAACAGTATGTGTAGATGGGTTTAAGTACACAACAGATGCATTAGAAATAATAAAAGAACCAAAAGCTAATGAATTAGAAATAACTACATTGAGTGGTTTAGTAGATTATATAAAAAGTGGCATAGATCATAAGGCAGATGAGTTGTTATTAATACAAGTTCTAACTCCAAGAAAAGTGCTTTTAAAATCTCCTTTGAGAAAAAATAGAGATAGAGAGACATATATTGAATGTGTTGCACTACTACCAGAGAAAAGATTTGACAGACCTTTAGACTTAGATAGTTTTAACATAATGCTACAATCAGCATTTATAAAGAATAATGATAGAGATACACTTTTAAAAATTGCAGGAAATATCCAAGAATCTACAGTAAAAAATGTGGGAGATGATGGAGTTTCTCAGTCTGTAACAATAAAAACAGGCGTAGCTAGTGTATCAGAAGCAATAGTCCCAAACAGAGTAAAGTTAATTCCTTATCGCACTTTCCAAGAGATAGAGCAACCAGAAAGTGAGTTTATTTTCAGAATGAGTTCTGGACCAGCAGCAGGATTATATGAAGCAGATGGTGGAGCATGGAAAAATCAAGCAATGTTAAACATTAAAGCGTACTTGCAAGAAGAATTAAAAGATTTTAAAAATGTAAATATAATTGCTTAATTGAAAATCTAAGAGGGCTTACAATAAGTCCTCTTAGTAAAAAAGGAGGGGATTAGATGAAAATGATTTCTCATATGAACATTTTAGAAAGAGCAGAATTTACAGATAAAATAGCTAATGCAATCATGTCTGCAAATAAAGAAATTGAAAGAGGCTGTGCCTTTAATGAAGCAGTTGAGATTGTAAAACAAATGGAATATAGAGAAAATAAATACAATGAAGGAGATATTGCAATATGAATAATGTAGTTTTAGTTGGAAGATTAGCAAGAGATCCAGAATTAAGATATATACCAGAGTATGGTACTCCAGTTGCTACTTTTGCATTGGCAGTTGATAGGGGTTATACAAAAAAGGATGGAACTAGAGAAGTCGATTTTATACCAATTGAAGTTATGGGAGGATCCGCAGAATTTTGTGCTAATTATCTCGCAAAAGGAAGAATGGTTTCAATTCAAGGCCAAATAAGGATAGAAAAATATGAAAAAGATGGAGAGA